CGGTCTAGTTTGGCGTCTAGCGCCTCAAGGCGGTCAATCACGCGAGACATATCTGCACGGCTCTCCGCCTTGGTGGTGTATTCTTTTGCCAGCTCTTCGCGGGTGCGATTGAGCAATATATTTTGGCGGTTTATCTCGTGCCACGCTGTGCGCAGTATCCAACTCACCAGGCCGAGGCCGGCGGTTAGGCAGACGGTCCACAACGTTGCGGTGGCCATCACCACTTGCCGTCCCAAACGCGGAATTTGGCAAACTCGCCATTCTGCAGGTTGCGCTTGATAACCTCTTCGACAGCGTCAGTGTCGGCCCAAGTTTTACCGGCCTCTTTCAGCCAGTTTGTGACCATTGACGCGTCAATATTGCCGACGTGCTTGTAATCACTGCCAAGCGTGTTCTGGCTGCGCTCGCGCGCATACGCAGCGTCTTGCAGCGCCGCCGTAGCATCGAAGGTGTTCTTGACGACCATATCGTCACCCTCGAACGTGATCTTTTGGTCAATGCGCGTACTTAACATTTGGCTTTTTCCGTACTGTTTTTTTCGGGGCTTCCGGCTCAACATCGCCCAGCACGTCGAATGCGTCGGGTGACATGGCGATAATTGAATTATACTCGTCGTTGGTCAGTGTGACCGCGTCACCGCGCTCAATGCGGCCCTTGCTGCAAATCACTTTGATGCGTCTTACGCGCAGCCGTTTAAGCATGTGTATACCTCTGGTCGTTGTAAATCGGGGGCGCAGCAATGCCACGCCCCCGGTTGGTTTTAGCTTGTGGTGTTGTCGTAAATCGCACCAGACGCTTTTTCATTTTTACAAATGAGCGTCAGTTCTGTAACGACTTGGCGCTGTGTGTTATCGCCAGTTTTCGCCAAGGCAGTTGACTTGGTTGGACGCAGCACAGCGACGTTCCACATGTCATCTTGCATAATGAACACGTCACGCGAGCGGTTTTCCCGTGAGGGTTGAAACTTGACCTGTCCCCACGGGGTCAGATATATCGCTAATGAATTGATAACACGCTCATCTGCGCCAGTTACATTCGCCCTCTGGTTGTTGTTACCAGTGAAACTAAGACTTTTGTTCATCTGAAATGCACTTAGATAGCAGGTGTTAGGCTTTCCACCCTCTTCCCACATTGATTGCATGACGGCATCCATCTTTGCTTGGCTAAACGCTGTTGGCGTGCCATCGTCAGTCCGCGCATCCGTACCGTCGCCGGTTGGGTTCGCGCCACTATTTCCGCTCTGGAAATTGACGTTGGTTTTTAACCAAGCTGGAGCGCCAGCAAGCTCACGCGCTGTTGTGGAGTTGCCCGCGACCTTGGCGTTGTTTGCGAACAGAGCCAATTCTATGTCGAGCTTTTGTTCAGCCGCTATTTTCAGCGTTTGTAGTGCCAATTGCTTACGCTTGCCAACCCGATCTAAGCCAATATCGGTATCGGGAACGACAACGCTATCTTTGAAAATCTGTGTTTGGTTGGACAGTCTTACGCTTGCAACACGCGCAGATCCGGCGGTTGCATCGCCTTCAACATGAGCGTTTGCACCAGACGAGCGCAGTGTATCAGTCATATGCTCAACGTTTGTATTGCTGGCAGTGACTTTTTTCGTAGCGCTGTAAAACGGCGTATCTTCTGGTGAAATCATCACCACGTCATCCATGATATCCTCACGGATGGAGTTGACAGAATCATAGCTGTCAAAGGTGTTGGCCGGTTGTGCCATATCGTTGTTCCTTTAGAGTAACAAATTCACCGCATCTTCAATGCGGCCAGATTTCGCAAAGCGCTCTCGCGCTTTTTTGCGTGCGGAATTTTCAGCAGTTTCTGGGCGGCGTTTTGCGCCAGCGCGAACGGTTGGTACGGCGGTAGCCTTGGCCTTGCGTTCTTTTTTACGGGTTTGCAGCTCGCGCCATTTTTTGGCATCGTTCAAAACTTGAACGTGCCGAGCGTCCTTAACGGCGGCGACTTCTTCCGGGGCAAACCCGTAATAATCGACGCCAGCTTGGACTAATGCTGCGCGCTTGGCCTCAGAGTCGGGGCCAACCAATTCCGGCAATCTTTCGCGCAGAATATCGACCTGCGCTGCAATGTATTGCTGGGTTTGTGCTTCTTGCTGTTCAGATTGTTGACGTTGAAGGTGCTGCACTTGTTGCAGTTTCTCGTTATATTCTGCCTTTGCCGCGTTATACGCTCGTTCCTCTTGCATCGCCCCAATCGGGTCTTGCTCAAAGTCGATTTGTGGCGGCTTGGGTGGTGCAAGTCCGTTTTGCGCCTGGTTGTACAGCGCCAGAGTTTGCTGTTGTTGCTGTTGCAGCGCTTGGAATTGCTCTTTGTATTGCTTTTCAGCGTGCGCAATTTCCTGCATTCTGCGGTTGATGTAACCTTGACCCGACGCAGATTGCTTGAGCTGCTCAAGTGTCTGTTTCTCCATTTTTCCGTCAATTTTGACGTCATAGAGTACAGGTTCAGCGGCTTGCTCTGGGGGTTCATCGTCATCAATTTCTTCGTCATCCAGGTCATCGTCATCGACCTCGCTGGACGCCTCGACAGGCTCATCCGCGCTCTCGGCTATGTCGGTGTCAATCTCGGTCTGATCTTCATCAGGTGCCTCTGATTGAGCCTCCACGGCTTCGCTCGGATTATCATCTTCAGACGTTATGTCTGGCTCTTGTATGAGTTGCTCGGCAAGAGCCTCAAGGTCAGTCGATTGCATCGGTGCTTACCTGTTTTTTCTGCGGCTTTTCAGCGTCTCTGCGACAATTGCCGCGTCGAGTTGCGCCTCAACCAGATCCAGCGCTCGCAGGATTGCGTGCGCATCTTCGCGCTGCTCGATTTGCTCGGCAGTGCTGGAACGAAATGTCAGGATTTGTGCGTCGCGCACGTCGTTCATAAATTGCAGAAATGCTGTGTCTAATTTTAGACGTTTAGCATCTTCCGCTTTAATTTTGACGTCGGTTGACATAGGAAATCCCGGCAAATCGCTTCGCCGGGATTTTAACAGAAATACTATATGTAGTAAAAATTAGACGCTAAACACTATATGTTGATTTATTGGCGTTGTTGGCCTTGCGCTACGCCGGTCAGCGTGCGCAGCTTGTCTTGTTCCGCTTTGACCCGCGCCACGTCCACGGCAGTGCCATATTTTCCATATGTTTGAGCTGCATCAACCATCAGAGATTGGGCCATTCTATCCCGCGCCAGATCGTCCTGCATGGCCATTTCTTGCCGTTTGCGCTGTTCCTCGGCCATTGCTTTCTGACCGTCTAGCTGCAGCCTCGCCATGTCGCCCTGCATCTTGGCTTGCGCTTTCATTTGTTCTGCCTGCAAGAATGCCGCGTTGGGATCTTGTTGACCTTGCTGGGCTTGCGCTTGTTGCTGCATTTGCAACATCTGTTGCTCAATCTCTTCAGTGATTGGCGCAAAATATCTGTCTGCATTGCGCACGCCTGACGCGGCCAAGGCGTCGGCCAATGTGTTGCGTATGTTGGTCAGGCTGACTAGGCCGTTCATTGGGCCATACTGCTGATACACCATCGTTTGCATTTGCAGTGCTTGCTGCAGCGCCGCTTGTTTTTCTTTTTCGCGCCCGGTGCCAAGGCCAACGTTCACTTGGATGTCCATCGTGCTGTCCCACACGCGGACATCCACCTTCTGGAACCCTCCAGAAATTCGCATCATTTGCTCTTCGTCGCAATTCTTGATCATCAAGCGCAGCATAATGCCAAACAGATCTTTTACGCCGTCCGCCAGGTTGCGCGTGTACATTTCAACTTGCGCAGCGGCAGCCTCAACCGTGGCGCTAATGCCAGCGGCGGCGGTGCTTTGCATTGCGTCCGGGTTCAGCGCCATGTTTTGCGTGACGCCAGTTTTCTGCTCAACCAACCCATCCAGATAGGTGAGGGCGCTTAACGTCTGCCCCGCCACAAATGGCGTTGTCAGCTCTTGCGCCTGACCCATTTGCTGCATTCTCACCACTGAGCCAATTTCCGAGTTTAGCAAGTCATCAATATTAACACCTGGTGTCACAGCTATTCTAGGATTGTTCACCATCGCCACGTTATCCAAGATGCCACGCAGCACGCTCGTAGCCGCATCCTGGTCATTCATAACAATCTCGGCTAGTGAGCGCCCGAAAAATGAATGCGGTTCTGGGTCAATCTCCAACTTGGCAAACGGCAGCTCGTCGCACGGCTCAAAGTCCAGCAATTTGTACGACGTGCCGCCCAGTACAAACTTGTGCAGCACCGGCGTGTCGGTGTCGATGCTGAGGCGCATGTAAGCCTCCGTAATCGTGACCGGCTTCATCTCATCGGCGTCAGCGTCCTCGGCACTACTGGAATTGCTATACCCGGTGCGCGCGAAATCTTCCTCTTCATCGCCGTTAACGCCATTATCAAAGCTGTCGAGGTCCATCACTTGTTCTGGGTCAAACCCCATCGCCAGCACGTCGCCCATCCGCATTTCCGTTCTGTGCGCGACGATATACGCATCGGACAAAGACCTGGCCGTATCGTTAACGAAAAATTCCTCTGGCGGGACCGACTCAACGCACAGCTCGCCGCGCGTTGATTGACGGCTGAGTTTAACCGCATGAACCGGCGCTTCCACTGACATGCCCATCTCGTCAATGGCGGCGGTCATTTCGGTGGTTTGCTCAATGATTTCCACGCCATCTTC